ATCGCCCGGCCGCACAAGAAATCTTTTCGGTGAGTTACGACCTGCGATCCTTCAGCCGATTCACCCGCCCTCTCAAGCTCGAGGGGATGATGCCGCTAGTGCTGGAGGGCTTCCAGCGGGAGATCCTGGGGGATCACTTTGGCCCAGCTATTGAGCTAACGGTGGTCATCCCCAAGAAGAACTACAAGACCACCACTCTGGCGGCCCTCGCCCTATCCCATGTCCGAGAAGTTATCGATGCAGAGGTTCCCATTCTGGCCTCTACCCGTGAGCAGGCTGGGGTCTTGTACCGCCAGGCCGAAAAGATGATCCGCCGCTCAGGCGAGAAGGACGGCCGGCGGAAGGACGTATACCACCTCGACGGCTCCACCTATGAGGTTCGCCCCGGCTACAAGGAAATCCGCTGCGTCGAAACTCGAGGGCTAATCAAGGTGCTGCCCGCCGAGGCTGGTGCGGTGGACGGCATTATCCCTACCCTGGCCCTGGTTGACGAGCTCCACCGCCACCCCAATGGCGAGCTCTATGGTGTTCTCTCAGACGGCTTGGGTGCCCGTGATGGGCGCATGGTGACGATCTCTACGGCCGGTGCCGATGAGGGCTCCACATTGGGCCTGATGCGACAGCGCTACCGGGATATCGGTGGAGAGAAGAAAGAGCGCCATCTGCGGGTTCAGGACGGGTCAGATGTTTACCACGAGTGGGCGCTAGACCCGGAGGACGACCCGGAAGATCTCGAGCAGGTCAAAAAGGCCAATCCGGCCAAGGGCCAATCGATTGAGAAGCTTCGCCGCCGCCGGCAGTCCAAAGGCATGACGATGGGCCGGTGGCTCCGCTTCGCTTGCGGGATCTGGACGGCCGGTGAGGAACCAGAGATCCAGGCCAAAGAATGGGACGCCCTCCGTGTGGATATCGGTCAGCTGGAGGACGGGGACCGCGTTTGGTTGGCCCCATCCGCTGGGGACAATGCCGCTATCGGGATTGCGTCCCACCGGCCTGATGACCGAGTAGCGGTCGGTGCCATTCTCCTTGAGCGCCGCGATGGCCACTCGCTCCTCGTTGACGTCGAACAGGCATGTCTGGAACTTGCAGAACGCTATGAAGTAGTGGCGTTCCTCGATCCCGGCCGTGCATTCATCCGCTCTGGCGACATCCTCGAGGCCGCTGGCCTTCCACGGCAAGAGGCCACCTGGTCGCCACAGCGCAAGATGGCTGCTACCGGCACCTTCCTGCGGATGCTTCGTGACAATGCTCTTATGCATGATGGCAACCAAATGCTGCGTAATCACGTTCTCAAGGTAACGCTAAAGACCTCCGGTGGTGAGGAATACATGGACGTGAACGCCTACGACCGCGCAGCGGTAGCAGTGGCAATGGCGGTACATCACGCAGTTGCCAATGAACCTGAACCCTATCTGGGCCTTCCATCGGAAGGAATCGCATGAGCTGGGATACCGGCATGAAACTGGAACAGCCGGTACCAGACGTGGCGTTCCAGGTGGAAGTGCCAGCAGAGATGTTAGAGGGAATGACGGCAGGGGGCCAAATCGCCCCGCGTATCTCAAGGAAAGAGGCCTTACAGGTTCCCGCTGTCCTGCGGTCCCGAAACCTGATTGCCGGCACACTGGCCCGCCTACCGATTCATATCCGGGACAAGAATCACAAGATCGTGTCCCCAACAACCCTGCTAGACCAGATCGACCAGGATGTCCCCAATGTCGTCACATTCGCCCAGACCTATGAAGACTTGCTCTTTGAGGGCGTCAGTTGGTGGAGGGTCACAGAATTTGGTTGGCACGGCTTCCCTACGTTCGCCACCCACGTAGACACCAGTCGTGTGTATGTCTCAGGCTGGGTGCCCCCGGTCAATGGGAGTAGCCCGGGAATGGCACCAAATGCACGGGTATACATCGACGGCATATCGGTTCCCGATAATGAGGTAATCCGGTTCGACTCACCCAACCCCCCGCTACTCGTCCACGCTGCAAGGGCCATCAGGGCTTGTCTTGCCCTCGAGAAGGCCGCTGCGCGGTATGCCGAAGAGCCGGTGCCGCTGGGCTACTTCACCCCAAAGGAAGGCCTACGTCCCAGGGAGTCCGAGGACCTTATCCAGGGGCTTCTAGACAAGTGGGAGCGAGCACGGGCGCGGCGAGTGTGGGGATATGTCGGAGCCGCCTGGGATGTCAAGACGCTCCAATTCAACGCCGAACAGATCCAGCTTGCAGACCAGCGCCAGCATGCAGTGCTGGAAATTGCTAGGGCGGCCGGCGTAGATCCCGAGGACCTGGGCGTTTCGACAACTACGCGGACCTACCAGAACGCCGAACAGCGCAGGCTGGATTTACTTGACTTCACACTCGCCCATTACATGGCTGCGGTTGAGGAGCGCCTATCTATGCGCGACATTCTCCCCCGGGGCTACCAGGCCAAGGTGAACCTTGATGGATTCCTCCGTTCGGATACGAAGACCCGGATGGAGGCCTACAAGATCGGCCGTGAGGTAAACGCCTACACCGACGAGGAAATCAGAGAACTCGAGGATCGCCCGCCACTCACACCATCGCAGCGTGCAGCTAATCAGCCGCCTACTGCACTTCCGGCACAAGGGCCGACACAGGGGGTAGCCAATGCCGTGGCACGTCGCGAAACGTGACGGAAGGTTTTGTGTAATCAAAGATGAAGATGAATCAGTCGAGAAATGTCATCCGACTAGAGCTGAGGCCGAGGCACATATGAAAGCGCTGTATGCGAACGAGCCAAGAACAGAAGCAGTATCCACGATCACATTCGTTGACGACGAAGAGGTCGCTGCGTCATTCAAGGCCGACATCGAGAAACGAACAATTACTGGTCTGTTGGTCCCGTGGGGCAAGGTTGCCCGTGCGGGGTTCGCGAAGTGGCGATTCGCTAAAGGATCGCTGCATTGGGCCGCCGAGCAGCGGGTCAAGCTGAACCTTGGGCACGAGCGCAAAGAAACCGTTGGGGTGGCAGTCCGCCTTCAGGACACCTCCTCTGGGCTTACGGGTACCTTCAAAATCGCCCGAGGGGACGAGGGAGATCGGGCGCTCTCGCTGGCGGAAGACGGTGTCCTCGATGGGTTCAGCGTAGAGGTGGATTTCGATGAGGGGGACGGATGGCAACCTGATCCGTCCAACGAAGAAGTCCGCTTGGTCAGTAGAGCGGCGCTCAAGGCTGCGGCGCTCACTGGGTATCCGGCATTCGATGATGCTCGAGTGGAGCGCATCGCGGCCGCACGTCAGGAAGGAATGAAGATGGGAGATAAGGACAAAGAGCAAGGCGATACGCAGGATTTGGAGGCAGACGCGGGAGTGATCGCATTCGAGACAGCGATGGACCGTCTCGCCGGCAAGGTTACCGAGTCGCACGCCAGGCTAACCGAAGAGCTCACGCAGTCAATCGGTGAGTCAATCTCCGAGGGCGTGAAGACTGCGCTTGAGGGGATTAGCGACCCTCAGCGTGGATCGGTGAAGGCGGCAAGGTACACCGTGACCCGCGAAGAGCCGATCTATCGGTTCGACGGTACGGGCCACTCGGTAGTTCGTGATGCATGGTACGCCGCTACACAGCGGGAAGAGGATGCAATCGAGCGCCTTCGGAAGTATCGGAAGCAGACGGAGGAAGTCGCTACCTTGTTCTCGCAGAACTATAGCCTGAACTTCACTCCGCAGAGTACCTCCACGGCCTCGCAGGTTATCCCACCGGGCTACCGTCCCGAGCTTTACGTGCCACAGCTTCAGCAACAGCGGCCGTTCGTGGCGGCTGCATCCCAGGGATTGCTTGCGAATGCTACCCCGTTTACGGTTCCGACATTCACGTCCGTCACCACGGGCTCGGCGGACCACGTCGAGGGTACGAACCCTTCGGATGGTTCGCTGTCGTTCGGCACAAAGACAGTAACCCCGCAGGCGATTTCCGGGCGCATCGTTCTGACTCGTGAGATCGTTGACGCCTCGAATCCGGCGATTGACCAGATCGCTCTTACGGCAATGCGGGAGTCCTACAACCGCCAGACCGAGGTTAAGGTCTACACGCTGCTCAACGGTGCGAACGGTTCGGGTGGAACGATCACCGCCGGCTTCGTGCCTTCGGGTGCCCAGGCCGTGACGGTGGCTGGTGGTACGGACAACCAGGGCCTGGTCAAGCAGATCAGGACATCCCTGGCCGCCTATCCGTTCAACCGTTTCCTTTCGCCGACCGTCGCCCTCATGGGACAGGGAGCAACGGGACGGTTGGCGGCTGCGGTGGACACCACACAGCGTCCGCTCTTCCCGTACCTCGGGGCGAGCAACGCCGTGGGGACCGGCAATTCCATCGACAACGCCTGGAACGTGGACGGGTTGCCCTTCGTGGCTGCTTGGGCCGCGACCGGCACGGCTGCTGGTGACACTCAGATCTTCATCCTCAACAGATCTGACCTGTGGGTCTGGGAATCACCGCTGCTGTCGTTCAGGTTCGAGGAGAAGCAGGGACCGGCGAATATCGAGCTCAACATCTTCGGCTATTTCGCCACCCACTTGCTTCGTCCGGTGGGCCTGTCCGGTATCCGAATCACATAAGGCTGGGGACTACGTGCAAGGGGGGAGGGGCTTTCGGGTCCCTCCCCGGTCCCCTGACAAGGAGGAAAGATGGCAGCAATTACAGTTGCAGCAAAGGGCGGCGCAATGACGATGGCCGCAGCCACGGGTGGTGGTGACACCGTTGCGGCGACCGGCATCAATGCCGCAGGATGGCAGTCACCCGGTACCCCGGTACTCGTCGCCACTGTGGGCGCCAACTCCACGATCATCACGATTGACGGGGTAGCGCAACCTGCATTCATCTCGGGGACCGTGGTGTATCCACTCAACCCAGGTGTCTATGCGCGTTCGCTCACGGTCACCTACAACCAGGTGGTCGGCCTGACAGTCGGTGCGGCGGTTCTCTAGGAGGGAACATGGCAGAACCCAAGGGCAAGTACGTCAAGCGCGGCGATGTCGAGGAATGGGTCTGGGACGAGGATGGTCCCGGCACGCCCAAGCTAACTGGTGGATGGGTCGTTCCCGAAGGGGAATTCGACCCAAAGTCGGCACCATCTGATACCAAGGCTCCATCGGAACTGGTAGCGGAAGCAGCGAAGTCCCAGGGACTCCGGGTTGCCGAGATGGCCGAGCCCGAAGAGGAGCCTGCACCAGCGGAAGCACCAGAGAGGCGCGGTCCAGGCCGGCCGAAGAAGACTGAGGCGTAATGTCTACGCTCCAACTCTTTGGCAAGTTCGGCGTAAACGTGCATGGTGGCGAAGCCGGTGGCGACGTTGCGATGGACTTCCTATCAGACGTAATTAAGTTCACCCTGCACACTACAACCCAAACGGTCAACCTCGACACCGATGAGGCATTCTCGACATGGTCGGCGACCGAACTTGCTACAGCCAACGGGTATACCGCTGGCGGAATTGCCATTGGCACCAAGACGGCTACCTACAACGCCACGGGTGGAGTTACTACATTTGACATGGACGACACGACCGTAACGTGGACCGCATCGGGCGCTGGGATTACCTTCCGCTATGCCCTTCTATGGGACGACACCACCACGGCCCCCGTCGATGCACTCATCGGGTACATCGATACCACCGGTTCGGGCAACCAGACCATCACTGCCGGCAACACGCTGACCATCACCACTGGTGCCAACGGCCTGTACCAGGCAACAGTGACGGGGGCATAATGGCGCGCTACTCGGCCGAGGTCACAACGGGTGCGGGCTCGACCACCCTACCGATTATCTCTCTCTACGCATCAGCGTCTGGTCGGCTCGTTGTTCGTGAGGTTGGAGTTTTCAACACCACGACAACCGCCCCAACGGTCGGTCTTAAATTGGTGCGGCTGACATCAACGGGTACTCAGGGAGCGGCCATCACGGTGAACAAGTACAACCCTGATGACGCCGCCGCTACGGGGACGCCGAGAACGACACACACCGTCGCCCCTGGGCTTGGAACGGATATTGCAGCTATGCCAGTTGGTGCCGCGATTGGCGCAGGCACCATCCTTACCTTCTACGGAGAAAATAACGGCCTTCATATTGCAAGCGGTACAGGAAACGGGATCGGGATTCTGCCACTAGGGACCGGCGCGGTCTGCACGGCTTATATCATTTGGGATGAATGATGGTCGTCAACATCCAGGACGATACGACTTGGACATTCATCTTCGACGGGCCGAGGAATCTTAGCTTCGCATCGTTCTCTCCACGCTCCGGCGGAAGTTCTCGGGTAGAGATTAGATACAACGGGGTGCTACAAGACGTTGTAACATCAAGCGTTCCACATTCCTGGTGGACGCCGGCAGGGAATCCCCTCTACAAGCCAATCACGAGCGCCGCCGGAGACAAGCTTGAGGTCTATGCCTCGCAGGAAATTGACTTGCGAGTGGACCTTGAATGACCACAGTCAACCAGGCGCTGGTCCAGAACCGACAGAAGCGCTCGACCGCCAACGTCGCGGGGACGTCTGCCGCGACGATAGGTCAACAGAATACCCTGCAAGAATGGGAAGCAGAACAGGGCCGACATTACCCCTGGTCTAAGTACCCTCGCAAGTGGCTGATTTGGTATTACCCGGTCAATAACAACGTCGTTATCAACGTCGATACGCCAGGTGCGATTACTTGGGTTGGCCAGAATGTCGATGTAAAGCAAGCGATTATCCCGACAGCTGGGGCAATCACTTGGAGTGGAGCCACCGATATCGTTATCACCATCTCCGGTGGCGGCATAGTCGTCAACGTTGATACCCCCGGTGTAGTTACGTGGGCAGGGCAAGCGGTTGTACTGAAGACCGGCATCGGAGTAACGCCGGGGGCCATCACATGGGCCGGGCAAGCTCTTCCGATCAAATACGGTGTAACGATCACCCCCGGTACGGTCACTTGGGCCGGTTCAGCAATTACCCTAGTCCAGAACATCATCCCGGTCCCCGGTGCAGTTACTTGGGCTGGGCAGGCCATCCCGCTGAAGCTGGGGGTTGGGGTTACCCCCGGCGTCATCACTTGGGCTGGGGCCACCAATATCACGATAGTAACTACTGGCCCCGTCCTTATCCCCGTAACGATTCCGGGGGCCATCACCTGGGCTGGCGCTACCGATATCACGCTATCTCTCACGTTCGCTGCCCTTATCTCCCTGAGCGAGGGGGACTCTGGGGTGGCGGGGATGAATGGAGATTCCGCCTCCTCCGGCATGGATAGCGATTCCGCTATGTCCGGACTGCAAGGCGACTCGGCAATGGTGGGCGTGGGTGCGGATTCTGGCGTGACCGACTTCGGAAGTTAGCTAACAACCTAGAGCCCCGGCACCGCTGGCACGGCCCGGGGCGCGGCACACAGGAGGACAGCCTGTATGCACCAACAGCATGGGAAGACCAGGCATGGCATCTCAAGTCGGCTATTTGGGCGACGGCTGCTCGTAGCAATATTCGCGATGAGTCTGCTGGTGATGGCTGCCAAGCCAGCATTGGCGCTCACTGCTCCGGTGCTGTCTTATGACACGGTCACCCAAACATCGGTACATCTGACGTGGACGGATGCCGGGAACGAGCAGCAATATCGGGTCTATAAGAACTCGGTGCTGCTCATCACGCTAGGAGCCAATGTGCTCTCCTACACGGCAACCGGTCTGACGCCAGCAACCACCTATGCCTTCCGGGTGGATGCGAAGAAGGGCGGACAGATTCTGCCATCCAACACGGTTACGGTAACCACGCAATCGCCTCCACCGCCTGAATGTAGCGATGGTATTGACAACGACGGAGACACGTTCATCGACTACCCGGCCGATCCAGGATGTACGTCGGCCTCAGACACAACTGAGTCTCCCAACCCACCGCCCCCAGTCGAGTGCAATGATGGCATCGACAACGATGGTGACACGCTTATCGATTACCCTGCCGATCCTGGTTGCACATCTGCGACGGATACGACCGAATCTCCGAATCCCCCGCCTCCGACCTGCACGGGCGTCGATGTGCCGTACAGCGCGACGGTCGGCTATCTGAACACGATCATCCCCGGTAACGGTGCGCAGACCTACTGCCTCGCCGCCGGTCAGTACGAGATGGGAACCGCGTCCCTGAGCTTCGACAGCGGCGACAGCATCATTGGACCGTCCGTCTCCTTTGGTCCGAAGGGCGAGGTCTATGCGCAGGCGTTCATCCGCAGCTCATCTGGTAATGGAGTCATTGCCGCGGGCTCAGGAGACGTCTCGTTAACCGTAGAGAATCTTGACCTCAGCGGTGCGGGGGGTGGTCACTACGGCGCAGGGTGGACAGACCGCGCGGACGGCATTAATGGGAACTTCGAGACGACCATCTACCTGACGGTCCGCAACTCGCGCATCCACGACAACGCCAACGATGGTATAGGTCACATCGGTCGGGGCATGGTCGTCGAGAACTCAGAGATCGACAACAACGGATCGGGGCACGACGGGTACGACGCGGGGATCAAGACGGTCCACTATGCCGTGGTCCACAACACCTACTTTCACCACAACTGGAACGGCTTTTGGTGGGACTGTGACGCTCCGGGTGGCGAGATTACGGGCTCACGGTTTGAGGCTCAGGAGCGGTCGGGCGTCTACGTTGAGATCAGCGCGGGTGATGACTCTCCTCGCCCCGTTGACCCGGGGCAGACTCGTGGTTTCCGCATCCTGAGCAACACGCTTGACGGGAACAACACGGGTAACAACGGGTTCCACGCGGGCGTCCTGGTCATCTCCTCGAGGAGCGTGCTGATCGACGGCAACACCGCGACGAACAATCTGCACGCCGATATCCGGGTGGACAACGATAGCCGTCAGTTCAACGGACACGCGGGATGCTCGTCCGGGTTCACCGTGAACAATGTCACGGTGTCTAACAACCAGTACGGGCCACTTCCGCTCCTTGGAACCAGCCTGCCTGGGACCACTTGGACGAACAACACGAAGATCCTGTAGGCGTGACTAGCACCGGAAGCTAGCCCCGTGGCAGTCCAACGCGTACTTCGCAATACTCAGGCGACGCTCGAGGTCACCTTCTACTCGGCCGGCGTAGCTACTGACGCCGATGGTGCTGTAACCGTAGATATCACCAGGGCGGACGGTACCGCCTTCGCCACTGGCGCTGCTACCACCCATGGAACCACCGGCCAATACAAGTACACGCTGGCACCGCAGACCAACCTCGAGTATTTCACCCTGGTCTGGAATGGCACCTTCGGTGGGGTGGCTCAGAAGATCACCACCCATACGGAGATTGTCGGAGCCTTCTACGCACCAGTAAACGACATCGCGGCCATAAAGGGCCTCTCGGGGTTCTCTGTCGCAGCACTCGAGGAAGCCCGCCAATGGTTCGAGGACTTGGCTGAGGATTACTGTGGCCGGGCTTTTGTCCCTCGCTATGGCCGCTTCATCACTGATGGGACCGGCACGGCCGCAATCGCTCTAGATCGCCCCGTCCGCAAGCTGCTCTCGGTGAAGGTAGATGGAACGGATGTCTCGTCCTTCGCAACCTGGGATCTATATCCCAGCGGGCTGGTGGTCCGAAGCACTGGCGCGGGCATCAGCACCTCGGGGACATTCACTTATGGCTACCGCAACGTCGAGATCACCTATGAGCACGGCGAGGATGAGCCAGATCTTGAGCTACGCGAAGCGGCATTGCGGGCCATCCAGTACCGGCTATTGGGTAACAACCTGGGCCTACCAGCCGAAGCCATATCCGCATCCGTGGATGTGCGAGGCCCACTCACGTTCGGTGGTGCTGGTAGTCAGCCCACGGGAATCCCCGAAGTTGACCAGGTGCTTGCTGGTCGCGTCGTGTCATTGGCAATCGGATGAAGAAGCTAATCCTACTGACGCTTGCAATGATGGTGGTCTTGCCCGCCGCAGCTAGTGCTGCGACGGGGATGGTGCTTACCTACGAGTACAAAGAGCCCAATTCCTACCCAGCCCCCGACTATTGTTACCACGAAGACGACTACCACATCCGCAATTGGCAAGGCACGCTAGCTCCTGGCGAATCCTTCACCGTTCCGCTGCGGTTCTGCACATACACCGAATCCCCGACTGGCCCCAGCGGGGAGGGTTTCATGTACAAGACCGAAATCGCTGACAGGCGGGTATCCATCAGCCTGCGAGCCGTATTCCCTGATGGCACGACGACGAAGCTAGCGCACACAACGACATATCCCGGTGAATTGTGGGGTTGCGTCATGCCGGCGGTCAAACCGTCATACCGGCCCGAGGGCACCTTCGTAACCCTCATTGAGCCGGGCACCTACCAAGTGATAGTGACGAACACTGGCACGAGGACGATCAGCACGAAGAGTCCCCTCCAAGAAACGATCTGGGTGTTCATGGGATACCTAAATGCCCAACAAGGCCAGTGTCCACCCGAGGATCAGAACATCGTGGTGGGCTGATGAGCATCCGATTCACACCGGCAAGTGTTGCTCGGACTAAGACCGCACTTGAGCGCGTCAGACTTGAGCTGATGGCCATAGCACCTGTTGCAGCCGAGGCAGGCGGTAGGGTGCTCGCCGCAGACATGGCCGCCAAGGCTCCCCGCGATACCGGAGCACTAGCTGCCAGCATCATCGTGGAAATCGAGGGCGAGACGGCCCATGTGGGCAGCACCCTTCCTTATGCGCGCTTTGTCCAGTATGGCACCAGGTACATGGCCGCCCAGCCGTTCGAGACGGAGGCGGCCACCGAAGTCCAGGCTCGCATCGTGACAACTATCGCAGCCTTACTCAAGGCCGTTATCCACTAAGGAGGAATGAATGGCAACACTGACGGCGCAGGATGTAAGTGGGACCTCTTCCGTTACGCCGACGTATACGGCCTGCGACGTGGCCGGCGACCAGGTCGCAAATGACGGGAAGATCCTGCTGCACTTCAAGAACACGAACGCCTCGGCCCGGAACGTCACCATCGACTCGGTGACAGCCTGCAATCAGGGCTCAGACCACAACATCGTGGTCAACGTTCCCGCTACAACTGGGGACAAGATGGTCGGGCCATTTGACGCGGCCCGATTCACGAATTCGACCGGATTTCTTACTTGGACATACGACGCGGTCACCAACCTGACCGTCGCGGTTCTAACGGTTTAGGGGGGGTGAACTAGTGACCAAGGTAGCTGGCTATACCGGGTTTCTGAAGCGAAACACAACGGGTTCCACCTACGTCACTGTTGGCCAGATCATGAGCCTGTCGGCGGTGGGTTCAAGCCGGAACCTGATCGATGTGTCCGCACACGGAGACTCTTGGTCAGACTTCCTCCCTGGCCGGCAGGAGGGTAGCGAGGTAACACTAACGATTGCTTTCGACCCGGCCGACGCACAGCACACCGCGATGAAAACCGATTACGACGCCGCTGTTCCAGTGGCCAAGAACTATGAGCTTCAGCATCCGGGATTCGCCACACGGGCGCTGCGGTTCCCCGCCTATACCACCCAGTACGAGGAAGCGGCCACGGACGATGGCGCATATGAGGCGCATATCACGCTGAAGATCGTTTCACCGGGCGTCAGCGTGGTGACTCCTTCGTGACGCTGACAAGGGAGCAGATCCTAGCATCACGTAAGGACCGGAAACCAGTTCGTCTCGAGGTACCGGAGTGGGGCGGGGCTGTATTCGTCCGCGTCCTCTCGGCAGCAGACCAGATGGTTCTATCGGATGGGGTAGAGCCCAAGGAGATGGCTCTTAAGGTCATCGTCCATTGCCTGGTCACCGAAGATGGGGAGCGAATCTTCACAGACGATGACGTAGGAGAACTCGCCAAGGAAGACTTCCCAGTCATCATGCGGGTGTTCGGTTTCGTCGCCAAGCAGAACGGGCTCTCGACCAAGGAGCTTGAGGAAGCGATGGAAAATTTCGGACCCAGCCCCAACGGGTCCAAGTCTTCCGAGTCGCTCTTGCCCTTGGGCTAACGGCCGAGGAGGTGGGGGAAACCATGACCTCGGCCGAACTCACCGACTGGATGGCCTACGAGCGTGTCTATGGTTCTGTCCTTGCCCATGAGCGCATTGATGTGGGCTTCGCCATGCTAGGAACGCTCGTTCACAATCTTTGGTCGAAGAAACCTAGAAAGATCCAGGACTTCATGCCTCCCTGGTTCCAAGAACTCATTGGACGTACCGAACGCCGGCCCGAAGCCGTGCGGCAGGGATTCGAGGCATTGATGAGGATGGCTGAGAATGCCGACAATTAGCACGCTCACAATCGATACCCAAGTCAAGACCTCTGGGCTTCAAAGAGGCCTGAATATTGCGAGCGGTGCCATCCTGGCCGTTGGTGCCATTGCCACAAAGATGGCGCTTGATTATGACGATGCCTTCACCAAGATTGCCGCAGTCTCTAATGCTTCCGCCGCCGATGTTGAGAAGTGGAAGGGCCAGGTACTTGACCTAGCTGGCAAGACGGCCCAGGCCCCGAAGGAACTGGCTGACGCCCTTTACTTCCTAGCCTCTGCCGGCCTGAAAGCGAACCAAATCATGCCGGTGCTCGAAGCTTCGGCCAAGGCATCGGCTGCGGGGTTGGGCGAGACAGCCGACGTGGCTCACCTCACTGCGAATGTGTTGAATGCTTACGCCGGTAGCGGGCTTAAGGCGGCCAAGGTCACCGACATTCTTGTGTCTGCCGTGAAGGCCGGTTCTGCGGATACCGACGAGTTCGGAACGGCTATCGGCCGAGTCCTCCCGATTGCCTCAAAGGCTGGCATCGGCTTCGACTCTGTGGCTGCCTCCCTGGCCTCGCTGTCAAACATCGGCCTGGATGTGAACGAAGGTGTCACTGCCATGAGGGGATTGTTCCAGGCCCTAATCGCCCCGACCGGGGCTGCGGCCCAAACGATGAAGACTATCGGGCTGAGCTCGCAGGATCTCCTTGACAGCCTTCAGAAGGATGGCCTTATCGCAACGCTGCGCCTGCTCGATACAGCAGTGAAGCAGAACACCACTGGCGGCGCTGAATACATGAGCATGCTACGGACCATCGTTCCCAATGTCCGAGCACTTACAGGCATGTTGGGATTGACGACACAGCAAGCAGAAGGTGTTGATGCGATATTCAAGCAGGTAAGGAATTCAACAGGGGAGCTTGATACGGCATTCAAGACGACGGCGGAATCGGCAGGCTTCAAGTTCCGTCAGGCGCTAGCCGAGCTTCAAGTGGCCGCGATCAACATTGGGAACATGATAATCCCCGTGCTAGTGGATATCGTGGGTTGGATAGAAAAGCTGGCTGACTGGTTCTCGAAACTGCCCGAGCCGATGCAGAACTTCGCGAAGATCGCTCTCGCGGTTGGTGCGGGGCTCATATTGTTAGCCAAGGCAGTCACCATTGTGGAGGGCACGGTGAAGGCTCTTAGCGTGGTTCTGTCAATCAACCCCTATGTGCTAATCATTGCCGCCACTATCGCCTTGGCCATCATCATCGTGAAGAACTGGGACACCATTAAGGCGTTTTTAATCAGGGCGTGGGACGCCATCTTGGATGCAGCTAAGTGGGCGTGGGATCACTTGGCCATCTTCATCCTGGGCCCCATGAAGTTGGTGATTGACTTCCTTATAGACCACTGGCGGGGATTCGCAGAGTTCTTCAAGGCAGCCTGGGACCGCATCTCGGGCATCGTGAAGACAGCCGTGGGGTTCATCGTCGCAGATGTCAAAATGATTGTTGACGCAATCATGGATGTTGTCCATGCGGTTCAAACAGCCATCAGCTGGCTAGACAAGATGAAGGGTGCCGCCTCAATTGCTGCCGGGGCACCAGGCCTTGGCGGGGGTGGTGTCGCCCAATTCGTCCCCAAGGCCCAGCATGGTGGTGAGGTTTTGCGCACCGGCCTGGCTCTGGTTCATAAGGGCGAAGTGTTTAGCGGTGTCGGCAACGAGATGGGATTTGGTGGACTCACCGTAAACATCTATGGCGACGTAACCGGCGAGGAAGTGGTCCGCAAGGTCCGTGATGGCCTACTTAAGTTGAAGGCCAGAAACGCGACGACTGGACTGTAAATGGCACAACCCACAGGTGGGTCGGCACGAAACAATCCCAGCCATGCCCTACTGCACAACTTCCACGTAGACGTGAAGATGTTTGGAGCTGTCGGCAATGGCTCGACCGACGACACCGCCGCTATCCAGGCGGGGATTGATGCTGTCGCATCAGCCGGCGGCGGCACGCTGTTCTTCCCACCCACGTCGTCCTACTACAAGGTCACCAACCAGACGGCCAATCGAGCTCTCAAGGTCGCCGCAAGTGGAGTAGCCCTGATGGGGGCTGGCTACGGCTCCCGCATCCACAACACCTCGACCGATAGCTCCGTCGTCCTCGTCGGAGACGATGCCGCAGGAGATACCGCCACCTACACGGGTGTCACCATCGCCAACCTACGCATCACACAGACCCTTCCCCATACTGCTGACGACTGGGCAGCTGTCAAGATCCGCAGTGTCTACGGTGCGCGGGTTCTCAACTGTGACTTCGATAGCATAGGCATAGCTATCTCTGTCCAGCGGCGCAATGCTGCTGATGCACGCCCGGAAGCCTGCATCGTCCAGGGCAACCGGATCAATGCTGGCAGCAACCACCGGATGGGCATCGAGATATTCGCCGCCAAGGGTTGCCAGGTCATCGGCAACAACATCACCAGTACCACCACCACGGCACTGGGCATCCGCTCCGCTGGTGGCCTCGACAACCTGTTCGCCAACAACTTCATCAGGGGCTGCAACTCGGGCTTCAGCTTCCAGGGAGGCTCCGGTCCCACTGAGCCCAACCACCGCGCCGCCGTCATCGGTAACCGCGTGGTCGGCCTCATCGGCTCGAGTGCCACGGGAATCATCCTGTTCAACGACATCCAGGACGCCCTGATTCAGGGGAACTATCTCGACGACTTCGTGTATGGCGTGTGGCTCAAGCCCGATACGGCGGGCGGCACCGACAGGATCGCGATCAAGGGGAACCACCTGCGGACCTCCGCATCCACAACTCATGCCATCTTCGCTGGCCCCAACTCGGGGTCCAATGACAACACCGATGTGCGCATCATAGAGAACTACATCGAAGCCGGGGCTGGCGGGAATGGGATCTACCTTGACACAGTGACCGGCAGGAACCACCTACTGCGGAATACCGTGTTCCTCGGTTCGGGTGGCGATGGCATCCAGCACGTCAACTCCGCAGCGGGCGTGGAGACGTACTCGCATGGAAACTCGATCCATGGTGCGGGAGTCCTGCTTGCCAATGACAACAGGGGAACCGGTTCGGGCGCATACGTCAACTACAACACCCAGGGTATCGACGACAACTACTACAACCAGACGGATGGGGCAGACGTAGAACTTGCCATCTTCACCCCCGCCCAGATCACGGCGAACCAGAACGACTACGACCCGCTGTTCGGAAGTGGGCGAGTAGCGGGAACATGGCGCATCAGTTCAGACGCGGCTAGGAACATCACTGGGATCGCCGGTGGCTACTCCGGTCGACGGCTCACGCTGATAAACGTCAACGGGGCGGCAAACACCATCACCCTGACGGCTGAGGATGCGTTGTCCGCTGCCGCTAACCGCATCATTGGTGGGTTCGCCATCGCGCAGAATGGTGTGGCTCGACTGATCTATGACGACACTTCGGCTAGATGGCGGGTGGCCTGATTGTGGCGCTGCCTACCCTCATCGTTGAACTAGACCTCGGCGACCCACTCTCTACCCCAACATGGTCCGCGGACCTCACCCCATATGTCCGCTCTTGGAGTACGCACCGAGGCACCTCGCGGGAGCTTCAGCGGGTGGAGGCGGGAACGGCGACCATCACCCTGGACAATCGCTCAGGCCGGTTCACGCCGCAGAACACCCTGTCCCCCCATTACCCCAACCTGCTACCGATGCGGCGTGTCCGCATCTCTGTACTGGGTGATGGGTATGACGCCGGCCTATACGACCCCGACGGGGCCTATGATGTTGGATACCCCATCTTCCAGGGATTCGTGGAGTCTTGGCCCGCCACATTCCCCGGCGGGGTAGATCAGGTCGTCACCATCAGCGTTGTCGATGGCTTCAAGCTGCTATCCCTGGCGGCTGTCTCAGGCTCGTTCTCCCAGCAGGGTAGTGGGGCTCGAGTAACAGCCATTCTCGACGCCGTCGGCTGGCCTGCGGCGGATCGGGCCATTTCCACTGGCAATTCGACGGTGCCGGCAATCACCCTAACCGACGTCTCGGCGCTCCAGCATCTGCAAGATATCGAGCACGCCGAAGGTGGGCGGTTGTTCGTGGGCCGTGATGGCAAGATCAACTTCGCTGGCCGCTACGATACCCTGACCGCGCCCGACTTCACCGGACGTACCTGGACCGATGACGGTTCCCATGTAATGAGCTACCGAGACATCGAGCTGGTCTTTGATGACCAATTGATCGTCAATGATGCCCGCCTTACCAGGGATGGCGGTGTACAGCAGGTGGCAACATCTGCAACATCGAAGACGCGCTATGGCACCCGCTCTCTAGTCGAGGGCAGCATCCAGCTCGTTACCGATAACGAAGTGCTCGACTTCGCTAATGAGCTCGTCGGTAGGTATGCCGAACCCGTGCTACGCATCGAGGGATTCGAGGATAACGCTCTAGGCCATGGACTCTGGTTTGGCATCCTGGGGCGTGAGCTACGTGACCGAATCCTAATCATTAAACACCCGATGGGTTCTAGCACGCTCTCCCAGGATTCATACATCGAGGGAATCTCCCACAACGCACCCGGTGGTGGGGAGTGGCGCGTCACTTTAAACGTGAGCCCCGCCGACGCGGAAGCATGGTTCGTGTGGGGCATCTCGAAGTGGGGTGTGGACACCCGGTGGGGACGTTAAATGCCCTGGACTAATCCTAACGACGCAGCTGCCGATGCGGTCACGGGTCAGGTGGCACCGGCCTCATTGTGGAACACATACGGCGCGGACAACCTCGCGATGCTCGGGCGGGATATCACACCGATGCGCCACGTCGGTACGACCGACATGGAGATCTGGTATCCATGCGGACAGGCCTATGCGGCCAATGCCGGAACCACATCTACGGGGGCCATGAGCGTGAACACCCTCTATGCGGTTGCCTTCACGGCCCCACGTAACTCTACAATCGACAGGATCGCCTTCGAGATCGTAGCTAGTCAGAGCACGTTCTTTGCCCGATGCGGAATCTATAAGACCGTCTCCAATACCAACATGTATCCGGGTGCGCTCGTGGTCGATGGAGGGGAGTTCTCTACCGGTACCACGGGCGTGAAGGCGGCGACTATCAGCACGGCGCTCCCCGATTGCTACTACTGGGCCGTCTTTCTCACCAATGCCACGGCGGCCACGTTCCGTCAATTGCTTCAGCACGCCCCCCTTATCGGCTTCACGAGTGCCCTTGGAGACGGCACGAGCAATCAGTTCCTCACACGCGCCCAGACCTACGGAGCCCTGCCGTCAACCTTCCCCGCATCGCCAGCCACGAAGGCGGGTGGTGGTGCTCCGCTCGTCGCAATCAGATTCTCGGCGTGACCGGCAGGACAGCCTAACTACCAGATGCGAGTCAACGAGTTCAGTTCCAAATACCTCAACCAGACCAAGTCCCATAGCGGGCCTCGCCCCCCAGTTGTTATCAACCTAGTCGTTATCCACGACACCGAGGGGACGACTGCCGAGGGTGGGGCCTATACCCTCACGCACCGCACGGACGCTTCTACGCATGTAGTGGTGGACGATGCTCACACCTTCCGGGTCCTGCCCGACACCATCATCGCCTGGTGCGTGAAGTCCTATAACACGCCCACGATCCATGTTGAGCAAGCCGGCCTAGCTTCCTGGTCCACAATGACATGGCGGGACCGCGTCAAGACAATCCGCCGTGCGGCCTGGTGGGCCGCCTACTGGATGCGTGAGTACAACATCCCCTTCGTATTCCGTTCCGTAGCGGATCTGAATAGCGGGAGGATCAGCGGCTACACCAGCCACAACAACCTCTCACTATCCACTCTCTCGGATAGCACCCACACCGACCCAGGCCCGAACTATCCCTGGGCCATGCTGAAGACGCTCATCACGTACTACCGGGCGCAGATGCGGATGGGCCGACTTCGTAAACCCCGTGCGTTGTAGGCCATGGAACCGCTTCCCATCCTGTTCGGCTTCCTGGGAGCCGGCGGCCTAGCCGTATTGCTGAGAATCATCCTGGGATATGCGTCGAAGACGCAGTCCACGTTCCAGGGCGCCCTCCAGGACCAGCGGACGTCGTACCAGGCATTCTTGGAGAACCAGCGGAAGGAGTTCGAGACGTTCCTCGACAACCATATGAGCAACACCACGAAGGCCCTGGACAACCTGGTCCACGCCACCGAGCGTCTCAGTGACAACGCCTCCAAGGAACATGAAGAGACCAGACAGCTTATAAGAGACCAAGCCAGGATTGTCCGCGATGGTCATCGAAAGCTGGGGCAGTTGCTACAAGCTAATCGCAACACGGCAAAGGTTGGCCGTGCCCTTGATGAGGTGATGGTCGAGCAAGAAGAAAAGAACAATGAACGGTGATGTTCGTCAAAAGCTGAAGGAATGGACTATCGCCCTCATCGTGCCGCTGATGTTCGTAGCCGCATGGGTGTCGGTGCAGTCTGTTAACAATCAGCAGCAGGAGCAGAGACTGAAGATTCAGTGCTCTATCCAGCAGCAGAATATCGAGCAGCTCCATGCCCTGAAACAGATAGCTAGGGAACTGGGATTGCCGGGAGCCTTTGAGATACCACCGAGGAGTGCAGAATGCGCCGAATTAGATGGACAGTGAGCACCGTCCTAGCCCTGCTGTTGTTCGGGGCGTTCGTGCCGTCGAGTCCAATAGCTGTTGGTGTCGGATCAGACTGCACCAAGGTCGGCACCAAGTACAAGGACGAACTGGCGGGCTCGAACCGCATGGACATCATCTGCGCTCTTGGTGACGACGACTACGTCGCTGGCCGGGGTGGGCCGGATGTTCTCCGGGGTGGCCTCGGTAACGACACCGTTGTTGGTAGCGGGGGGCAGGATGCCCTCAGGGGCGGAGCTGGAGACGATCGGATTTTTGCATCGGCCGACGGGAAGGTCGATCATCTCGCCGGCGGCCCCGGGATAGACAGCTGCTACGGAGACCAAATCGACTTCTTCAACGGATGCGAGAAGATCGTTCGCCATACGGCTAGCCCGACCGTAGTAGCTATGGCCCAGGCATTCTCCGGCTCAGTAACAGTAGGCGAGAAGTACCAGAAGTGCTTCGCTGCCAACCCGTCCTGCACCGACGCGGACCGGCCATGACCAAGCACATCGAATCCCTGGAGAAGAAACTCGTGACGCTCATCCGAGAGTCTGAGCGCCTATACAAGATGCTGGATGAGTGTCTCAAGTCCCGGGAACGGCTACAGCAGGAGATCGAGGACTTAAAGGGGACATTCGCCAAGTACAACGACAAGGAGGAGTAGTGGACGTGATTCGCAAGGCGCTGGTTATCGCGGCGTTGATCCTCGCCGTTCTCGCCCTATTCGGGGCGGAGGTACTGGGCCTTAGTTCGGTTAAGGAACTAGCACTTGGCCTCGGCTGTCTAGCCGTGGCCTCACTTGTCTAGGGGGATAGACAGATGACCATTCTCGGCAAGTCCTTTACGCAGGCAGATGCGCGTCGTGTGATCTGGACTGCGATTCAAGCCGGAGTAGCGGTCTTTGTCGCAGCTAGCGTTACCGACGTCAAGACTGCCAAGGTCGCGGCCCTGGCCGCATTGACCGCTGCCGGTGCTGCTGCGCTGAGCGCGGTGAAGAACTGGTGGTTGACCGACTCAAGCCCAGTCAAGTGACGGAATACAAACTAGGTCGAGTCCACGATCCCGAGACACCTCGGGCCATGGCGCTATATCCCGTCAGGGCTGAGACATCCACAAGGCTACGGCGGAAGTGGAATCAGAACGGGGCGTGGCTAGACCAGGATGGGTACGGGACATGTGTCGGCAATGCTTTTGCTCATCGTAGGGCGGATGGTCCACTGCTGATCGAGGGGATTGACGAGGCCTTCGCCCAGCAGCTCTACCTGGAAGCATCAGAGTTCTTCTACGGAATCCCCGATACCGACATGCAGAGCGGTACCTCCGGGCTCTCCGCATGCCAAGCCCTGATGAAGCGGGGAGCCATCGACCGCTACGAGTGGATGACTAGCCCCGAAGCTCTTCGCTACACCATCCTCGAGCGAGGCTCCGTCTGCGTGGGGACGGCCTGGTACTCATCCATGTTCGATACCCCACCCGACGGCCTGGGACACAAGTATGTGCGCTACAACCCCGTCTCCACCCGAGTGGGCGGGCATGAGTACCTCATCAACGGACTTGACCTGGACCCGCTAGACGGTAGCGAGCCCTATTACCGGATGAAGAACTCGTGGGGCCGGGGCTGGGGGGAGAACGGAACCGCCAGATTCCGACTGGCCGATCTCGAGGAACTCGTCTTCACTGGTTGGGGCGATTGTGTCCTCATCCACGAGGTGCCGAGGGCAGCGTGACCTACCCACCAATCTACGCTTGCATGGACCCGCTGAATCGAGCGCCTAGTTACGCCGCAGCCCGATGCAGTATCTGCGGATGCGCTACCGATCTGAAGCGAATCGGCATGGAGTTCACCTGCCGGGGCATGCACCACTATAAGGATTGGGATTTGATCCTTGAGCAGTGGTGCGAGAATGCGGAGCCGGCGGCATGACGCTCAACGAGGTGCTCTGGGCGATAGTCCTGTTTGCGGGGCTCGCGCTAGAGGTCATCGGACTCATGGATCGCCGCGATAGGTGGCTCCCGCTATCGGACTACATCAACCGGTGGGTACCGCCTGCCCTCATCGCCGCTGCTCTTATCTGGTTGGCGCATCATTTCGGATTGAGTCCCTAGCATGACTACGCGCACAGCTCCGTGCTGGTGCGCCTCAACCTTCTTTATGCCGCATGTTCACGAACCAACTGGTGATCCGAATGTCTGCCCCCGATGCGGGACGGTCCGACTCCTCATGCCGTATCCCGAGCCCTACTGTGCGGGCTGTGGAAGGCAATGGGATTGGGGTCAAGTAATCAACTAGGAGACGACGCTGGCCGAAGACAGCGTACCAACCTGCAAGCGGGGGCACCAACGCACCCCCGAGAACGTCTACCGGGACGGTACTTGCAAGGCATGTAGGCGGGTTTCCTACGAGAAACACCACGGTACCCCTCAGCAGAGGGAGGCTCAGAGGCGTGCAGATGCCCGCTTCTACGCAACGCATCGAGAGCAGCGGCTTGCGGCCAATGCTGTATGGCGTAAGGCCAACGCCGAGTATCTGGCGGCCTATGACAACGCCCGCAATGCCACTACCCGCCGATGGGCTGCGGTGCAAGAGCGCAGGCTCCGTGGAGAACGGGAGCGAATTCAGGCCAAGCTCCAGGCCCTGGAACATGAGGAGGAAGAGTGCCTGAGATTTCTGGAACAAGCGACAGCGAGGAAGTCAAGCGAGCTAGGGCAAAGTACCTAGCCATTCGCCGGGCTGAGTGGCGGCTCAAGCAGCGACTAGCAAGCATCGATTTCGAGTACGACGTTCTGAAGCCCGGCCTCCAGGCCCTGGAGAAGCGAATCACTGTCTTGGGCGAGCTCCCCAAGTTCGAGGTCGCGGATGACGACAGTACGGACTAGCTGGGGGGAACCCCGGCGGGTCTTCGGACTAGACATCGAGGCTAGACCGGGGCCCTGGGGCGGCAAGGATTTCACGTTCCGCCATATGCTCTCCATCGCCGCTGGTTTTGAGGGCAAGTCCGTCTCCTACATCCCCCCTGGATTCCTAAAGTACGAACTTGAGCGAGTCATCATGCCAATGCGCGAGGGCAACCTGCTCGTCGTTGCCCACAATGCCAAGTACGACCTCAGCGGCCTGAACGGAATGATGATGAAGATGGGACTCGAGCCTCTACCACCCCAACTCGCATGCGACACCTGCGCGGACGTGAAGAAGCACGGCTTCATGTTTTCCAAGAGTCTGGGCAATATGGCCCAGCGATTTGGGGTGCCGTCCAAGGGACATATGAGCGAGGTGGACTGGGAGGGCGTCTACGAGAACGACCCCGAGGCCCTCGAGAAGCTGCGGATCTATAACATCGGAGACGTGAAGACGGTGCTGGCTTTACGGCGGGTGCTACTTGAGCGAGGGCTCCTCAGGCCCCCGCGCACATGGCGACCGTAGGGAGTGCATCCACGGCCCGCCGCTTGTCCTCTGGCCGTACCGAGGCATACCGATGCGTGGTAGCTAGGTTGGCATGGCCCACAAGCCTCGAGGCCACGGAGACTGGCACCCCCTGATCCAGTAGCCCGGTGACGAAGCTGGCCCGGAGCATGTGAGCCCGCCTCCGATTCTTGGGTAGGCCGGCATCAGCGGCCGCCCGTTGGACGATCATGGTGAACCACTGGGGGTGGAAGCCCACCAAGGAATATGCCCGATTGGGTATATCGGGCATTAGTTCCCGCAGGGCCCTCTCGGCCGTGTCGTTCATCTCCACCCACCGAGGCCTATCCCCCTTGGCGCACCGGATGTAGACCCGCCGCCCCTGCCAGTCGATGTCCTCCGGGGTGATCCCGCAGAGCTCGGAGCGCCTGAGCCCCAGGGCATAGCAGGCTAGGATCGCCTGGCCGTAGCGGGGGTTTCGAGCACCCGCAGCCCGGACCAGGGAAGCTATTTCCTCCGGTTCCCGATTCACTAAAGGACACCCCCTCTATCGGTAGATGACCGGGGTCGAGCGTAGTCCTGCTACTCGGGGATTAGGCCGCCACCCCTAGGTGGATGGGCCGATGCTGCCGTCGGTCCCGGCGGGGGGTCCGGGTAGGGCGGATGGTGTAGGGAAGGTGGGGTTGACTGAGGTACCTGGCCTTAGACCACTTCCCCAAACTGGCCTCGACCAGCATATCTACGATGGCGTCCTGAGCATCGACGCCAGGATCTGATCCCCGGAGCCACCGGCCTACGGTGTCGTTGGAC